GCAGAAGGTCAAGACGCTCTACGAGAGCGCCCGCCGGCAGCGCGTCCCCCTCCAGAACGGGTACATGCCCGTCTTGCGGGAAATGCTGGGGATCAAAAAGCGCTTCACGGACGGGCACCCCCAGACCTACCTCGACACCCAGAACCGCAAGGCGGTCCCCGAGTCGTTCCTCACCGAGGGGAGCTTCCGCGGCCTGGCTGAAGCCATTCTTGGTCCGGGCGCCGACGAGAAATTCAACCCGGGGAACGTCACTGAATCGGTGGCGCTCATGGAAGACGGCGTGTCCGCCATCCAGCCCACCGCCTTCGCCGACGTGAGCGCCTTCAACGCCACCGTCGGTTTGCTCATCGAGGTCAAGATCCTCGAAGGGTACCAGCGGCCCGAGTTCGGCTATCCGCAATACGCCCGCACCGTGCCCACCCGGCAGCGCAGCCAGAAGCTGATTGCCGCCAGCATGATCGGCGATTTTGCGAAGACCTTCGGTCCCAGCGACCCGCACCCGCGCGGCACGTTCACCGAGCGATACGTCACCACGCCGCTGACCCAGAAGCGCGGTGCGGCCCTCGAGGTCACCAAGGAAGCTGTGTTCTTCGATCTCACAACCGAAGTCCTGGAGCGCGCCAATCAGGTCGGCGCCGCCCTGGGCATTCGTCGGGAACGGCTCACGCTCGACGTGATGTGGGGCAACGTCAACCCATACATTTACAACGGCACAGCCTACAGCACCTATCTGACCAGCGGGAACTGGATCAACACCCAATCCAGCGTGACGATCACCGACTGGACCAGCTTCCGGACCGCGTGGCTCTTGCTCACGCAGATGACCGATCAGGAAACGGGACTGCCGATTTTCGTGCAGCCCAAGGACCTCCTGTGCAGCCCGGATCGCCTGCCGGACGTGCAGCGCATCCTGGCGGCTACCGCATTCGCCCAGGTCGACAACACGGCCGCGAACGCCACGGCGCAGCGGACCTACTCGCCACGCGAGGCGGTCGAGTTCCTGAAACTCATCAAGAACGTCTTCGGCATCGAACAGGCGACGTGGAGCTATTTCCACCTCACCGCGGCCGACGGACTCAACAAGACCTCGGCCCAGGCCCAGGAATACTTCCTCCTCGGCGACTTCATGAAGGCGTTTGCCTACATGCAGAACTGGGAAATGGTCGTGCAGCGTGCCGATCCGAACACCGCCAGCTACGTCGACCAGATGGTCGTGCTGGGGATCTTCGCCAACGAGATGGGCATCCCCACCGTTCAGGAACCCCGGCAGGTGGTGAAGCTCACCAACACGTAATAGCCAGGAGCCGCGTGGCTCAACGGCTTTTCGAACCAAGGCCTGACAAACCGACAAGGATGCATCATGGAGAACGAGAACAAAACCGCCGAGACCAAGGCCCCCAAAGCCAAGGCCCCGCCGGTCGCCCCGCCCCCCGCCCCGGGCTCGCAAGAGGCCGTTTCGGAGACGTGGTATTTCGCCCACGAGAAAAAGGCCCACGGGCCCTTCAGCTTCGAAGACATGGAGCGGAAGGTTCGCGGCCGGATGATCCTGCCGAATACGCCGGTCTGGCAACAGGGCATGGAGGGCTGGGTCGAACTGGGCAAGCTGCCCGAGTTCCAGGCGACCCTTCTGCCGCCCGCCGACGTTCCTGCCAGTGCCACCGAACTGCCCGATCAAGTCGACACCATCGTGGTTGACAAGAACGGCCGGCCGATCGTCGAGACGGCGTTCAAGATCTCCAAGCGCGGCGCGATTATTCGATCGCGGCACGCCACGGACAGCGATCCCGTCTGGCTCGTGAAACTCCCCTCGAACCCCGAGCTCAAAATCCGGGCTCGGTCGTCCGAAGAAGCGGAAGGCGCCTACCGGCGTTACATGGGGATCCGCAGCAGCGAGTTCCCGTTTCAGGTGACCTCGTAAAACGGATCGATCCTGACTGACGGAACGTCACCGTTTACTGAAAGCGTCCGATGGCCGCCACGATCACCACTGCCCACGTCAACAAGACGCTCAAGCAAGTCGCCGCTGACCCCACGCACCTGCTCAGCTCCGGCAACGGCACAAGCGTTACTTGCGTCGTGGGGCGCGATGGGGTCGATTTGCTGAAGGTCACCGGGTCATCAACGGCGGACTGCATCCTGGCATACGAGGCGTTCGTGGGGGTCGCCATCCACGACGGGAAGACGAAAACATACTGAAGGATGAATCGTGGCCGCGTCCGGCGCTTATTCCGACATGAACGCCAAGCGCCCGCTGGCCGATTCCTCCAGCGGTGCCGCCCAGGCGAACAACTGCGTTCTCACGCCCGATGCGCAGTCGACCGCATATCTCACGGGGTTTGAGATCACTGGTCTCGGCGCAACGGCTGTGGGATCGATTCAGGTCACGCTCTCCGGATCGAACATGGCCAACACGCCGACATGGACTGTCCCGATTCCGGCCGGCGTCACGGTCGGCGTCACGCCTCTGGTTGTTTCAATCCCAAATGGCATCTCCGGTTCGAAGCCCGGTCAAGCACTCACGCTCAACGTCCCAAGTTTCGGAAGCGGAAACACGGTCGCCTCCGCCTGCGCTCACGGCTTCCAGCAGTGACACATTTTCGGATTTCGTCATTCGTGCTTCTTTAGACATTCGTCATTAGACATTCAGGTTCCCCGTGGCCGTCATCGACGATCTTCTGGCAACGAAAGCCAACCTGGCAGCCGAGATGCGGCTCATCACGAGCCCCGGCAATCGCAGCACGACCTACACGGTCAACGGTCGAACCTACGACTGGCTCGGCTATCGCAAAATGCTGATGGAACAGATTCAGGCCATCAACGAGCAGATCAACGTCGAGAACCCGTTCGAGGAAGAAATCCTGGGGATGACGTGACGACCCATGCTCCCCGTCGACCTTACCCAGGACTACCAATACACGGACGCCACCGAAGCGGCGACGTTCAGCGCGCAGCGGTCATCCGGGCAATTCACGGTCCCGCTCAGTTTCGCCAAGCGGCTTGATCTCGACCGGGCTCTGGGGCGGTCCCTGGGAATCGTCAGCATCGAGCAGGATGCGATTGCCTGGTATGTCTCGGGCAATGAACTCGCCGCGAATAACAGCGGGCTCTCGGATTGCCAGGAGGGGGACACGATCACGGACGCCGCCGGAATCGTCTGGTCGGTGTTTTCGAGCCAGTACACCGCGGAAACAAACATGTGGCTTTTGGCGACGCGCGTTCAGCTTCAGTCGCAGGGATCGTAGAAGTGCATGGCCATTCTCTTCGACCTGATGACGCTGGCCAAGACATCAATCGTCAGCCGCAAACTGGTGGGGGTGAGCTCGGCGAACGTGCTCATTCAGAAAGTCCCGACGACGAAGCCGAGCGCACTGCCAGGTTCGCCGGTGACCTATCCCTGCATTCTGCTGGCACCGTATGGCGCCGAAGGGCTTGATCCCAATGCCGGCACGAACATCCGGGATGACGTGGTTTACAAAGTGCTGGTGGCCATCCTGGCGGCCGACAACCAAGACCAGTCCGCCAGCTTCAACAAATACCTGACTTGGCGCGAGTCGATCAGAACGCTGTTCCACAACCAGCCTTTTCCCAATCAGACCACGGCAACCGTGAACGGGACCAGTTACGGCAGCGGACAGATCGCCTGGCACATTCTCGTGACACCGCTGGACGTCGTGGATCGGGATCAATGGTTCAAAAACATTTTCGCCAGCGCCCTGGTGCTGAACGCGACGAGCCGTGAGGCCCGAGGCTGACATGACCGCTGCCCATACGACAAGAGTCACCAGCCAGCTCGAGCTGCGGATCGTCTTCGCCCAGATCGAGGAAGCTTTCAATCACGCCGATTTCGAAAAGGACTTTCGCGAGGAGATTTTCCCCGCCATCGAAAACGCCGAGAAGCGGTTTTTCGCCGATGAGCGCGATCCCACGGGCGAGAAATGGAAACCGCTCGCGCAGGCGACCGTTAAGAGGAAGGGACACGACACCATCCTGGTCGAGACCGGTCGGCTCAAAAACAGCCTGACAACTCCCGACGGCGATTCGATCCGCGAGGCCCTGGGACGGTCGGCCAACTTCGGGACGTTCGTGGAATACGCCGGTTTTCATCAGGAAGGGGCCGGTGTTCCGCAGCGGGAACATACCGGCCTGGACGAGCCCACGCTCGACAAAATCGTCGACACGATCGCCGACAGCCTTGTGCAGCAAATACGGCACATTTGAGGAGCGTCAAACGCTCTTTACACCCGTCGGCCATCCCATATCACCCCCCTGACAACGGCGCCCATTGACAACGGCAGTTCGCACCATGCACGACCCCCGCAAGTGTATCCCGAGGCTCTACAGCGGATGCCTGATCCTGTCCGTGCAGATCGACCACGCGGCCGAACTGCGCGACTCACAAACGGTTCTGCTCGAGGGTCACGACGGGTTTGAGCACGACGTTTACCGGGTTCTTCCGCAAAAGGATGCCACGAAGCCCCACGAGCTGCAGACGATCGGCCGGTTCGCCAACCTGGGCCTGGCCATCAAGGCCGCGCAGGAGGCCGCCAAAAAGGCGGTCATGGACTTCCTGAAACAGGGCGCGGCGCCATCTGACGCCAAGGGGGATGCCCCGGCCGACGCTGTCGAGACGGCGACTGCCCCCGCTGTTGCGACTCCGGCCGTGGTTCCCTTGCTGGAAAGCACTGACGGAGCCGCGCCGTGACATTACAGGCTGCCTCGATCGGCGCGATTTCCCACTTGGGCATGGCCGCACCTGGGACCGCGATCCCCTCGTACACCGAGAACTACGAGTTCGTCAGCGAGAACCTGGCGAAGCATCTCACCATTCTCGACACGGCGGGCATCCGGGGAACCAGAAGCCACCCGGCGGAACGGACGCGCGACGGGACCTACGCTGTCGGCGGCACGATCAATATGCACGCCAGCCCGACGATGCTCGGGAACGGCAGCGTGATCCAGTCGATTCTGTCCCGCATCATGGGGGGCGGAGCGCCGTCGGGCACAACCTGGTCGCTGGGGGAAGCGATCCCGTTTTTCGACGTATTGGTCGACCGGGTCAATAACCGGTTTACCTACGGCAACTGCAAGGTGAACCGGGCCACGTTTCGAGCGAGGGCCTCGGGCATTCTGGAGTTGGCCCTCGACATCGTCGGTGAGAGCGAAACCAACGTCAGCACCGCCTTCCCGGCGCTCACGGCACCCACGGATGCCCCCTACATCTGGCAGGATGCCGTGGTGACGTTCAACTCGGTCGGGACAAGGGTCGTCACCGAATTCGAGCTGGTGATCGACAACCACGTCACGGCGCGGTTCAGCAATAGCCAGACCGCGACCGACGTCTACTCGACCGATCGCATCGTCACCTGCAATCTGACGGTGCCGTGGACCAGCGATTACAACGACATGTACGGCGTAAACACCGGCGGTGCCACTGCGGCCAGTCTGGTGTTCACGAACGGCTCGCACGTTCTCACGTTCACGATCGGAATGCTGCAGATCCCGGATAACTCACCGGTGGTCTCCTCCAAAGGCGAAATCTTCCTGAAGGCGCAGGGGACCTGCAAGAAGACGGGCAGCACGAGCGAGCTGGCGATTGCCTCCACGACATAGGCAGTTGTCAGTGGACAGTCGGAAGCTGTGGTGCGCAGGCAGGCCGACAGATATTACCGGCGCGCTGTGTATTGCGTGGCTTGCCTCTTCGCGTTTTTCCCACTGCCCAAAGACAAGGAACCACTGACAAAAATGGCGACCAACATACCAGACGGATATACCGTCACCGATCAAACCATCGTCGTCGACGGCCAGACCGTCCTGCGGTTCGACTTCCGGCCCATGCGGGGTTTGATCCGGCAACACCTCGCGACCGCCGAACTGACACTCGCCGAACAAGGCTACGCGGGAGTGAAGCGCAGCGCCCAGATGGTCGCCGAAGCGCTGGCCGATCACCTGGTTCGCTGGGACCGCCTCGACGAGAAGGGGCAGCCGGTTGCGATCACGCCGCAGGCCGTCGCCGCGTTGGACCCCCGCGTGGCCAACTTCCTCGAGTTACAGGTTTTCTACTGGGTCGCCCCAGAACACAAGCCGAAAGATGACGCTCCCCCCGCGCCCCCGATGACCGGAGAAACCGCCACCGAAAAAAACTCATAGAGGGGCTGCGACTTCTGCTCGACGCGCCCCACGTCGCCACCAGGGACTGCCGGCACTGCCAGGATTACGTCTATGACGAAGACAAAGGCGTGCCGCAGGAATCTCCGCCTGGAAGCGGGCGGCTCATCCGGCGACCGACAGGCGCCCCTCCCAATTGCCGGACCAGGATCGGTTGCCCCAAGGGGGCGCCCGAGAACCAGAAGGGGATGAGCGAACGAAACCTGATGGCCTACGAGCACTGGAAAGAATCGCGGGCGGTCGGATTCAGCCCCGAGGAAAGAAACGACCCGATCGTGCGGCGCAACGCGGCGCTTTTCGAACTGTTCGAAAAACTGAAGGCGAAGAAGCAGGAGCGAGAGTTTCACGAGGCACTGATCGGGTTAGCGGGAAGACCGCGACTGTAAAGGTGATGACTTGAGTGATGCCGTCCGCAGGGTTGTGATCGAAATGTCGATCGAGCAGCGGGAAGCCGCGCTCAAGGCTCCCGACATTGCGCCCGTCATCGAGGCCGAGAAGAAGATCACCGAGGCGGTGCAGCGCGAGGCGCGGTTGCAGCAGGCCGCCCGGGAGGGCGCCCAAAGCAGCGTCAATTTCGGCAGGATCGCCACGAAGGAGATTCTGGCCGAAGGGCTGCGGCTGCATGGGATCGAGGAGGCGCAGCGGGGCGGCGAGCTCATCGGGAAGCAGCGGGCCGAGATGGCGCGCATGTTCCAGGCTCAGGCTGAACAGCAGAAGATCGCCAAAGAGCTGGCGGCCGAGCAGGCCAAACATCTTCAGGAAGCCGGTGAGGCGGCGCTGGGTGCTGCCGGATCGATCGCCAAGATGGCGCAGGCCCTTCTGCTCATGCAGGGCCCCGGCAAGGAAATGAGCGCCTGGGTTGAGAAGTTGCTGGTCGTGAGCGGCGGACTTCAGGGCCTGCAGGCAGGAAAAGAACTGGTCGGCGGTCTGGGCGGACAGCTCAAAAAGATTGGGGTGCCAGGAAACGTTATCAAAGGCGGCGGATGGATCACTGCCATTCTGGCGGCGACCTACGGAGTCGGAAAATTCATCGCGAGTGTGCACGAAGAAAACGAGCAGCACAAGCGCGAGGCCAAGTTCGGCCCCGACGTGGCCGATCAGGGCGACGCCGAGCTGAAGGCTCTCTTGCGAAAAGAGGAACAGCGCAAGGAGGCCGTGTTGCAGCGTGCCCGCGCCGGCATCGATTTCCGCGAGAAGCGCGGTCGCCTCCAGGACGAAGCCCGCGAGGACATGACGCCGGCCGAGCGCGAGGCGGACCGAGCACGCGAACAGCGCGATCTAGAAAAGGGCCTGCGCACGGCGAACATGATGCCGGGGCAGGACGAGAAGGCCTCGCTCGAGCAGATCCAATCGATTCAAGGCCGCCTGGTCGAGCTCGAAAAGCAGCGGACCAGCGAACTCGAAAAACAGACGGCTCGGCTCCAGGCCAACGTGGACCAGCAGCGCGAAGCGGTCGAGCAGGCCAAGCGCCTCCTGGCCGAGGAAAAGAAGCGCGTCGAGAGCATCGAGGAGCGAATGGGCTCCATGAGCGAACTCGAGCAGGCCGAGGCCGAGGCACTGGCGCGAAAGATCAAAGCCGGGGGGGCCACGCGCGAAGACCTGCTCCGCGCCAAGCAGCTCGGGCTCGGCGACGTGCAGGGGGACGAAATCGGCGAGCAGCTTCGCGGACTCGGCAAGTCTCACCGCGAGAGGCTCGAGGAGATAACCGGCAAGAAGCTCCGCGGGCCGGGATCAAAGCTGGACGACGCGCAGGCCGGACTGGAAGGGGCCGAACAGGGCTTCAACGATCTCATGGACGTGCTGAAGGAGGCCCAAGACAAGGAGGCCGAGCACGCCGAGAAACTGAAGGAAGCGATTCAGAAATGGATCGACGCCAGGATCAAGGCCGTCGAGCAGGCATGGAAGGCGGAACGCGGGGCACTGCAGGGGCGATGAAGACCATGCGCTACTCGTCGAGCGGCAGTCGCACCGGCTCGGGATCGAACGTCTCGACCACCTCGATCATGGCCCGCATCGTTTTGATGCTGCGGCGCTTTTCCTCGGCGATCGTGTCGATCGGGTTGCGAACATTGTCGGCCAGCCATTCCCGAACCGCGCGTTTTCTGGCTTCGGGCCAATCCTGCGATTCGAGCAGCGCCAGGATCTTGTCGACGCATTCATCGCAGGCCTTGGCGATCTGGGCGGCGGCTTGGTCCATCGCGGCCAGGTGCGCGTCGAGGTCCCGGCGTTGGGCAGCGCGGATTTGCTCGAAGCGGTCATCGTACTGGGCGTCGGACATGAGGCCATTTTAACCGGGCGGCGCGCCTCAGTGAAAGTCTATGCCTTACCTCTTTTATGGAAACACGAACTACTTCCACGCTCAGAATGAGCCGCAGGTGGTCATTGCCACTTCAGCGAAGTTCAACAATCGCGCCATCGTCGAATATGTCCGCGAGGTCTGGAACATCAAGGGGGTCATTCACGGCACGAACAACGACACCGCCAGCACGGTCGCCGCACTCGTTGCCCTCGAGGCCGCATACTCATTCAACGGCTTCGACCTGATCCTGTACGAAGACGACCAGAAGACCATTCTTCATAAGCTGCTGACGTCTCCGGCCCTGGGGGGCACCCGCGTCACGTCTCCGCCGCATTACCCGATCGGCGACGGGGCCGAGCTCTCCACGTTTCGAAACTACGCAATCACCGTCGAGGCCGATTATCCGAACACCGCCAACAACATCCTCGATTATTACGACACCCTCGAGCTGGAGGGGGACGGCGGCCCGCGCTATGTGAACCTGGAAACCGATGCGGGCCAGCCGCAGCTCCAGGTCACCCGCCAGCAGACCGTGTACCGAGCCCGGCAGCAGGGGCGCAGCGAAGGCCTGTTCGATTACGCCCCGGTGGCCCCGCCCATTTTTCAGCGGCCGATTCTGCAGGGGGCGCAGACCAGAATCAAGTTCACCAGCCCGAAGCGCGTCGGGAACTCGAAGGCATATTTCGTCGCGGAATGGTCCTACTTTTACGAATCGCCGGTCCCGATCGGCGGGTTGCCGCAACAGATTTGAGGAATTGAGAAATGTCTAAAAACCGTTGGCAGGGTGGGGCACCGCTCACCGCGCAGATCTCGACCGTCACGATCGGCACTTACGATGCGACCACGACGTATTCCGTGTCGTTCGGCAACTACAAAATCAGCCAGATCGGAACCGGCGGAACGAACGCCACGACGGCCGCGGCTCTGGTGGCCCTCCTGCAGGCATCCACGATTCAGCCGTTCGCGGAGATCACCTGGACCGTCAACAGCGCCGTCATCACCGGCACCGCCAAAACTGCCGGGTACAACTTCGTCGTGACGACCTCGGTGGCAACCGGCACCGGGACCATCAGCAACGCCACCACGACCGCCAACAGCGGCCCCAACGACGTTAGTGTGCCCGCGAACTGGTCCCTGAACGCGATCCCGGTCAACGGGGACGACGTTTACTTCGACCAAGGAAACTACGACGCGCTTTATGGCCTCAACCAGAGCGGCGTGACGCCCAACAGCGTCAACGTGCTCCCCGGGTACTCTGGCAAGATCGGCCTCCCCAAGATCAACGCCGTCAACGCCAGTGCGACCTACTACGAATATCGTCCCGACTATCTGCAATACGGTGCCACGACGGTCGTGGTCAACGGCGGCGGTGGAAGGATCAAGATCGACAACGGGTCGACGGCGGTGACGTGGAACATTCTCGCCACGGGCACGCGCGTTGAAACCGGGGTGCCGACGCTACTCATCAAGGGAGCGAACAACTCAAACGCCCTCAACTTGAGCAAGGGCGATATGGCCGTCTCGTGGTTCGCGGGCGAGAGCTCGACATTGGGAACACTGAATATCGGATATCAGACGAATCCGTCCAGTGATTCGACGATTTACCTGGGACCCGATGTCACGTTCAATAACTGTGCGGTCACGATCACCGGCGGAAATATCCGCATCAACTCCTCAGTGACCAGCACCGGCAGCATCACGCAACTCGCCGGTACGACCTACTTCGGGACTGGCAACGCGGCGGCCCTCGCGCAACTCACACTGCTGGGCGGCACGTTTGTTTACAACGGGACCGGAACGCTTGGCGGCAACACGAAACTCGGCGGCACTGGAACGCTCGATTTCAGCCAGGACCTCCGCGCCAAGACGATCACGAACCCCATCGAACTCTACGGCACCAAGTGCTCGATCAATGATCCGAATGCCGTCACAAACAGCGGTACTTTGGCGGTGGGATTCAATGAAACTGCTGACGCTGACCAGGTGAACTGGGGCCAGAACTTCAGGCTGACCCGTAGCGCTACCCCGTAGCGATATCTTCCATCCTCCACCTTCTACTCTCAATTACTATGCCCCAAGGGTTTCTCTTTTTTCCAGGTATCCAGAGCACGCTCGACTGGAACTTCACGTTCAGCGCCCACGGGATTCAGCCCAGCGTGGCGCAGCTCACGATCACGCCGCAATTCGGCCTTCCCGCCTCGGTCGGCCCGATGGTCATTACCGATCTCCTCAACACCGAGATCGAGTTCTTCGGATGCGCGGTCGACAAGGCCACGGTCCGCCGCGACGCCTCGGCCATGATCGTGGGC